CAACGTACCACATGCGATCTTCACGCCACATTGTTTCTAGCTCGAACCGTACAACATCCCAGTTCCACTTATTAGCAGCCTTTTGTACAAGCGCCAAATCAATCTGTGGTTGAAGTGTAACCATATGCGCACGAACTTGCTGCATATGATTAAGCCCAGGCTGAGAAATCAATCCATTAACAGTAGCCTGTAGGAATGAGTAAACTCTACGCACTCGGCAGGCATGCTCCTCTTCTGTGGTAAGCCGCATCCTAACATTTTCGACGTCAGTAACAGCGCCAGAAGCATCGTTAATATAGTTTGTCATACGGTTAATGGCATCGGTTGCGCCTTCTGGTGTAAGCATTCCACCATAGGGGTTATGCTCACGCAATGTAGAACAGCGCAGCCTTTGCCAACTCGGTCGGTAATTTACGATATCTGTAGGTCTAGTCATATTCATATTCATCATATTCGCACTCGTACATAAACTCATTCCGATCATATTCGTACTCGTACATAAACTCATCAATTGACATTGTTTTCTTAGTACGTTCGTAAGCCTCATCACGAGATTCTACGGTATCCATTTCCTCTAGCTCAGAGTTTGTCTCGTCCATATCCATGTTTTCCAATCCACTTAAAGGCGGCCAATACTCGTTCGTTGTAGTGTTTTAGGCAATACTGCACAGGATAAACAATAGGACTACCGCTTACCACATCGTATGGGTCCTCATCAATCTCAAAGCCAATGTCGTTGCAATTTCTACACTTGAATGTATTTTCAGGTCTTGGCATAGCCTCTCCTATTAATTCTGTAGTCAGCCATGATCTATCAGTTGCTCCGCCGTTAGTATACATACCCATTATACAGCTCTCCCATAAATAACTGTTGCCTTATACGAATTAGGTTGCTTCTTACGTGATGATTCACTAAACCAAAAAGCTGTAATCAACACGCTCTTTAGGAAGTAGCCCTCTTTCTTTTTGTTCTCAGTAATGATTCCAATATCACCTAGAATTGTGTGTTGACGAGTTGCTGTAAGTTCTACCTTTAGTTCCTCATACATTATGCTCCTTAGCGAAGGCTATAATCTTTTCTAGAAGATCAATAGGAAATCCACCACTAGGCTCTTCTCCATCCCCGTCAGCAATAACTACCTTTGAGTCTCCAAAGTATGTTACGAACCATTTTACACCTGAGTTATCACTAAAGTATGTTTGTAGCATTTTATCCTTTCTTTTGTAGAGTACGGGTGATGGGATTCGAACCCACACGTCTTTTCGACAACCGGGTTTAAGCCAGTCGCGTATGCCATTCCGCCACACCCGCTCATCCTAACCTTGCGGCTAGGACTTTATTTGTTCAGATCTAGAAGAGATCAAACTCTTCGTCAACTACCTCATCATCAATATCTTCTGTCTTTTCCTCCTTAGGAATCACAGGAGTAGTAGCCTTAATCACAAACCGATTCAATATTAATTGCCTGAGTATCTACACAGTCCTGACAAATGTAAAACTTAGTAGCTGTACGGTCTCCATTGTACGTAACCCAAGTAAGGCTACGGATATGCAGACCTGGGACCGGACCATTTACCTCAGCCTTTTCCCGAGTCTGAAACTCGTCATTACCACAGTTATCGCAGGTGTAAACGATAACACTCTTCATACGCTTAGCCATTATTACTCCTTAGTTGTTAGTTGTTAGTTGTTAGTCTGTTTCAATATCAATATCGATGGTTTCAACACCCATAGCTAGTACAACAATAATAGCCATGAGATTTTCCTTTGTCAGCTTTTCTAAATACTCATACATCATTGGCATAGGCAATTCACTTAGCTGCACAAGAAATAATGCCACTCTTTGAATCATATCAGCAGCCATTAATGTGTTACTAATACCTGTCAGGAACTCTTGGTCATCTTCATTCATCCTCTGTCCACACTACTCTCTTTATTCCAGCATAAGCCAATGCTCCACGGCAGGCATTACAGGGCTTACTCATTCTAGAGTGTCCCATCCTATTAACACGGGCAACATAGATCGTTGCACCTTCCACATCTAAACCACGAATAGCATTAATTTCAGCGTGGTAAGATGACTCGTGTTCAGGATCAGAAACAGTATTCGGATGATTCCTAAACGTGTTTACGCCTACACTAATAACACGCCCGCTCTTTACTACCACAGCACCATGCTTAATTCGTTCGGTACTAGTAGAAGCAATCCTCAGAGCCCGGGCAAGATGAACCCTATCGCGGTTCGACATTTCCTTTAGTGTTCATATTATCTACCATCTAAACAATAGAGTGTTACACTTACTACAATACTCCTTAGGCCAACCTGTGGGAACATATGTCCTTTCTCCACAACAACGTGAACGTAAGCCAAGCGCAATTAAGAGTTTAGTCCATAGTGAAAACTTGTTCATGACTTCTCCAGCATGCTAGCAATAAGCTTCTTAATCAGGTTATCAAAACACGTTGTAAGCTCAGTTAGTGCATCTTGCTCTTGTCCTTTTTCAAAAGACACAACACAAGCCACCTTAGGCTTTGACGCACCCTCATTAAGCAGCTTGTCAATTGGTGACTTATTCTCATCTTGTGTTTCATACTTGATAATCATTTCACGCCTTCCCATTATTCATTCTTGCAATCTTATCAATGACTGCTGAATAAACATTAGTTTTTGTCTTGTGATAATCCTTGGCACTCTTTGTCGATGATTTACCAGCAGCAGCATAGTTGTACTTTCGCTCATTGTTCAGGTACTCAAGTAGCTCATCCACATTAAACATTACGGTGCCACCCTTGTATGGATTGTAGTCGTCATAGATTGCTTTCTTAAACTCAGCAAGCTCATCCTTAGTCAGGTGAAAGTCAATGACTTCACTCTGCGGGTGATTGTGCTTAACGATTCTGATTCTAGCACCACCATGATCCTTATGAGATAGTACAAGAGTCTTATTCGTGTCTTGGAATGCATGTTGCTTTTGCATGATTAATTGTCCTTTCAATTTGTACTCTATTTCAAAATGGTAAAATTTTTTAGTAAACTGAATTGGTGGGCTTTGTCGCTTTGTCGCCTTGTCGCACATTAAGTCAGTAGACAAATCCTGACGCCAATTCAGTTTACATAGTGTAAAGCTTCCTTCCTCAACCCCGGGTGCAACCGAGGTACTCTACATGAGACATCTAGAGATGCTATAATCTTGCACGAATATAACATAGCTCTATGGGACATATCGCAACCTGTCAAAGCCAGTCAGGCCATTTCGATAGATTGTTTCAACCCCGCCCACGGTGCTGGAATCGAACCAGCTTTAAGCGAGAGCTAACGTAATTACTCTACGCGCTACCCACCCAAGATACCTTACCTTGCCACCGTCGCCCCCAGATATACTGGGATTATAAGCCCGGAGCCAATGCCGGGAACATCCTATGTGTCCTAACACATAGCCTGTCTATTGCACAGTTTGGCCTAAAAGACTGTGTAGGAATCAATAGAAAGAGGCCCGTATTATTCAATTCCGCGGGCTTCATAAATGCCAACCCCGAATTGTTTGTACTGGACTTTGTACAACATATTAGGCATAGTGGTCTATTATGCCTAGTGGCAGTAGCAGGAATCGAACCTACCAGCGCCAAGAACCATCTTTGATTCTTTCCCATTGACGCACAACCAGCTGCCAACCTTCCTGACAAGGTGAAAGGAGTAAAGCCCTTGTCAGAAATTATTTACCCGAAGGTAGTGATAGCGGAGGATTTGAACCTCTCTGCGTCTCTGCTTCTCGGTCAGAGAACGTAGCTTCAATCTATTGATTGAACTAAGCCATGCCACAGCTTAGACACCACTATCCCATTGCCCATGAGGTTATCAGCGTTCACTCATGATCCGGCTCGTTAGTCCGGCTTGCACAAATCTGTTGCGGCAAATCTTTATTCATTGTTGGGAAAGGTTAATCCGTAGGGAATTTGCCAGTTCCCAACTGATTTAAGCTAACTGCGCTTCAATACGGATTAACCGATCATGCCTCGTCGGCATCGTCGTCAGAATCCTCATCATCGACAGGCTTCTTGGCAATTTCGTAACCGAGAGCCTCAGCCTGCTTGAGAAGCTTCTCAATACGCTTTGCCTCGCGCTCCTTAGCCTTAGCCTTATTAGCCTCACGCCGCTCAGCAATACGCGCCTGAACTTCCTCGTCATTTACATACTCAACGTAAAGACGCTGAACAAGCTTTAGCGTATCCCGGTCAATTGTGGCGTTAGTCTTGTCCTCAAGCCAGTCCGCAAAATCTTCCTGCGTATCGGTAAGCTCCTTGTTAAGAGCATTCTCAACCTTCTGATCGAAAGTAAGAGCAGTGCGAGCCATAATTATTCTCCTAAATTGTTTGTTACTTTTATTTGGATAAAGCTAGGTTGTGTGGTGGGCACCCCTCGGCGTTACTCCAACCTACACAACCAAGCATAGCATACGTGTCAAGGGGCCACGGGGGCCGGGGGGTCCGGCGTTGGGTGGTCTGGGCAAGGGCACGCACAACCCTTTTCCTCCAACTTTTTATAAAGTGTTTCCACCTTATTGAGCCTACGCAAAATCTCATAGACAACACTCGTTGCCTCATCATACGTAGGCTTTTCCTTTACAACGGGATCAAACCGCTCGCGGGAAATCTGAATTAGCATTCTCAGAAGAGAATCATCTGTCATTGCCCTTAGGGATACTCGTGAGTATTTATTAGCCATGTTACCACAGACCTTCTTTAATTCTACGATTTACTTCTGCTTGCACCTTCTCAGCAAATTGAAGCTTTAGTTCGTCAGACTCGGTATAGGCCAATGGCGGTTTGCAGAGTCTAATAACCAAAACTTCCCTGCAACACGCATTCAAGGTGTCCAATAGTTCCGGCTTTTCTAAAGCTTGAATGTCTACAGTCATAGTCATAGTCATGGTCATTCTATTACACCATTTGATTTAGGCTGCCAGACGCCTCACGGAAATAACCTTCCTGAAATCGAGGATTGTCAGCCTTGAAAATACGGATCATTCCATCTTCAATATTGTTAACTGTGTACTGCTCACAGTCACAACCAACATCAAGCGCATTGCGAACCTCTTTGAGCATTTCTGCGAATGCCCTGTAATCCTTGCGGGTCATTGCCATTTCTATCAATACTTACTGGGAGTGTACTTCTTGATTTCGACAATCTTGTATTCGGTATTGGTGAATGCGCCTGGGTCATTTGCCTGACTTAGCACATACTTCTCAGCCTGTAGCATACTCTGGAAATAGTGCTCAGGCTCTGCATACTTGTAAACTGGATCAGTTCCGGGTGTAACATGATCCGCCAGAGTCTCTAGAATAATAAACATGATGCCTTTCAGTAATGCTTACGTTGAAAATACGTGAAAATATGTGAGATAATAAATCCAAGAATTACACCAGCCACATAGTCCCATAACATACATTCAATCCTTTACTTGGTTACGGCGGGCATTGAGCCAACGCCTTACGATTTCAAATGTGTCACAATCAGGGTCTGGGCAAGAGCCACGCAGACATTCTGATAGATAACCAAAACGCTTATGCGCCTCAGTCTTTTCAATATCGGTCATGGAATTGACCAAGTGTCGCAGGTCGATAAGTTCATAGTGCTTTGCCATTTACATCAACACCTTCTTCTTAGTTTCCTTCTCAAAGGAATCAACGATAAGCTTTGCGACAAACGGATCATGCTTATCAGCTTCAGAATCTCTTGGTTCAATACTTGTAAGTGAACTATGTGCCATGTAGAAATTACTCTCCAGACGCGCGCCAAAGGTGCGAATCATATTCGCAAGATCAATAGGCTTGGTAAAGTCTACAAGTTCAAGAATCTCGTACAAGGTATAGAAACGATTCCTTGCATTGTGGTCATTGAACCTGAACGGCTTGTGGTGACCAATGTACCAATGCACACCCTCAGGGTTATGAATCATAAAGCATTCATAAGTATTGGGATTAATCCCAAAACAGTACCGATCCAGAGTATTCTCATCCTCAGGAACATTTACAGGGTAAACCATGACCCCGTGCTGACGACTCATTTTAATATCCTTTCACAAGTCCGTAATTGCAAGCATCGTGCAAGTTAGCCAAAAACATTACAACATCATTCTCGTCTGCAAATTGAATACGTGTGATGATACCCTCATCTGCAAGAGTTACAAACATTTGCCATTCTGGCAAACCATCAGTTGGTACGTGGGTATGCCAGATTGACCCAAAATAACCAGTCATGGTTTTCTTGTCACGATATACATCCCACACAGTAGTGACATTGTATTTCTTATACTTTAATCCAAACATTACTGATCCTTACCTTTGTTATTGTGAACGTACATACGCATGAAAGTTGAGTAATTGGTTGGGCACCAAGAACTATTCCTTGCAAACGGATTTACCCTGCGCTCCGCCTCAACCTTACCAACAGAATCAAACCAGGCGCTGGCAACATCGTACCAGCCCATTCCTCCCCACCAAAGAACATCAAGTTCCCAATCAAAACCATCAACACTCTTGGCATACCTGATTTCGTGGCGCCATTCCTTATCTTTGAGAATCTTAGCAGCGCGAACAAGCTTTTCAGGTAGCTTTGAGCCGTTTACCCATTCCATTGTATGCGTACCATCCTCGGCAGCATACATGTGCTTGACCAAAAACATATCTGTCATTACATACTCCTAACGTAAGTGTTGTTGTAATCCCGAATCTCCTTGACAATCCAGGCCATGAATTCGCGCGGAGCAGTAAATACCATGTGCCTGTGAGCGCCAACCTTATCCGTCACCACAAAAATCAAGTCTTGGTTGTTAGTCACTGTCTCTCCGATCAAGGTAATCAATTGTCATTTGAAGAACTAGGATGGCTGTTTTCGCAATAAGAAGAATTGTGACAACCAGCATAACGGACATAAGAAACTGCCCAGACGTCGTAGAAATTACCTCAGACATGAGTTCCTCCTTATAAAGTGATTGAAAATGGCCCGTGTTATTAGAAGCACCACAGGCAGAACGCAAATTGCGGACTAACTGTGGTGCAACTGATTACTCGGGGATTGTGCCCCACTGTTCGAGTTCGGCCGGAATCTTCAGCAGCCGCAATTCCTCAATGAGAATTTTGGCATTGTCGTAATCCACGACTTCGATGTAAATGTCCTCCCCGGCGTTGTTGGTGAAATGCACCCGGTACACGGCCATGATTACTCCTTTTCTTCCTTGATAGGCACCCTGCCTAAAGATGCACCACAGGTAGTTTGTATGCTAACTGTGATGCACCTTTTCGCAATGAATGCTAGTGTGGGGTTGCGGCCATTTGTGCGTACATTTCTGCAAACACCTACTCCAACTACTCATCAACGGTCAGCTCGTCACGCTCAATTGCCCAATCAGCCTTCCACAAACGATCTTCCCTGATCCTACGGATCTTGTGGGACACGATCTTATCCTTGCGGGACAAGCCGTTCTCTTCCTGACGAATCCCGAGGACAACGTAGGATTTACGCTGCCTGTTGGACCCGGCATCATTGCGGTGACAAATGGGGCACCGGCAAGTAATACCGGATCGCTTTGCGCTCATCATTACTCCTTACTCGTTTGGAGACCAATTGTGCTCTTTTTGAATGTTGCGGATTTGCTCCACCAAAAGATTCATCTCGTAGTTGCTGAGGGTAAGCGTACTGAGTTCACCCGTACTGGATTCAATCTGAACCTTTACCCATCGTTGATTGGGGTAACGCTCGTCATTCTTGGGGTGGTAAAACAGTCCGTTTTCTGGTCCGAAATTGGGACGGAGGAAATACTCCACCTTATCCACCTTATCCGTGTTAGGCATTTGCAAACTCCTGTTCTCTTTGTGCTGCACGGTAATTGCTGCAATGCGGGCACGTACAAGTTGGCTCATTATCCTCATAATCGTCATCGTCGTCGTCAGGAACCTGAGAGTAATTGATATCCTCTAGGACCTCTAGGATTTCATAGAAGATTTGTGCGTCGCTGTCGTAATCAATCCAAGAATCCTCGTCCTCGTCCTTGTTCTCACCCGGGATTTCAGAGTTCTTGAAATCACAGTAGTCGGCGGAAACAATGACTTGGATTTCTTCAATGCCACAGAGCAAGGCCAGCACCAAACGGTGGTGACCATTACCCATTTCGAATTCGCCGCAATCGTAAACGACATTCAGCGGGCACTGAAGGCCATTGTGTAGAATACTGGGGAGCAACCAGACCATTGTGGAAATGTCAGCGATCTTGTCAATGAACATATCCGTGATCCAGTCGTCACCCTTTCCAACGTCTACGGAACCTTCCAAACAATCTAGAAGCTCGTAGATATTCACAGTCACTGGGATATGTTCATCCCGAGACTTGAATAACAAATCGTACATAATCTTTGTGCCCCTTTCAAAAAGCCACATCGGATTAGATGCACCACAGCAAAGACGCGCCACATTTACAGTGATTAGTGGTTTGCCTTTGTTGTGGTGCACTTGACCCGCCTAGACTTGAGGTTCTGGGTATCCGACTCCCTCCACTGATGCAATCTCGTGGAATGCACAACCGAGTGCATTATGAGTGTCGTGATCGTTAGCGTCTAATGCTGCTTCTGCCAGCATTTCCAACGTGTCACGAATCATGATCATAATGTCGATTTGGTCTTGTGTCATTTTGGTTTTGCCTCGCATTCTTGGATCGGGATTGGGTGGCTTAGTATCCCTTGTGGCGCTGTATCAGGGGGAACCCTTATTAGTCTCAGGGACCAATATACAGGTATTATGGTATAAACCCTGAGAAGACGTGTAAAACCCCTAGTCAGAGCCCAATATACCATATTATACAACTTTTTTCGCTTATACACTTACATACTTATAATATATGTATATAAGTATATAAGAGAGTAGAGAGTTGAGTAGTATGGGGTAGTAAGGTGTGTATGCCCTAGTGAGAGGGGGAAAGTGTAGAGAGATGTAGGTAGATTATATCATTATACAACCCATATAGAGTGGTATAATGCCTAGTCAGAGGCATATACTACCTCTCTCTACCTAAATCTACGTATATGCTTTCACGTAGGTACGCAAATGTCACGTATTGAATTTTAAACTACTTTGGGTAATATGGTATAATGCCTAGTCAGAGGCATATTCTACTAAGGTACCCGGATAAAGATACCAAATAATCGCCCAAAGTTACTACGTGGAATCGGTACGACCCTCCCTGAACGCTTACACAAACCTTGTTTTATGCGTTGGTGTGAGAAAAATGTAACCAGCACGGTAAGACTTTTATCCTACCCACACGTCGGGGTAGGTATCGTTACCGTGCTGGGAGCATAATGCTCACATATCAGTTCCTGACAAAAACTACCTGTTCCGGGTACAGGATAGCACAGGGATTATAGGCGAAATGTCCAGGCTCAGGAATCAGCGTGGCTGTGGTGCAGTTCAAAGGCGGGCCCGGTAAACGCTCCGCGATTTCAATAACTAACACCACAAGCATTAGTGCGAATACTGCGCAGGAAAGTATTACCTTGAGTTTCATGATCCTCCTATTGCCCCCCCCCCCCCCCTCTGCACACCTACATATGCAAGCTCGGAAACTACTGGGTCGCGCGGTCCAAGAAATATAGGACGTGGGATGGAGAGCGCTGGAAAATGCGCCAAAAAATAGGCCGCCCGCGCTATTGCGGACGGCCTACTCTTCGGCACTACAGTTTGATTACTGGAATTGGCAGAATGTGCGTCGGTTTTGCGCTTGTCCTCCATTTCTTTGCTTTGCGCATTGCTCTACCGGATTGTGCCCGATTACCATTCTTGCATGGGGCAATACCCCATTCTGTGACTTTCCTTTCCGGTATTCGGGGCTCAATTTCGTTTCTCATTTTCTCCTTTCCAAGTAAAGGTAACGCGATAGGGTTGGGGTAAACCCTATCGCATTAGGATTACTCGGCGAGCAATTCCGCCAGCAACTTACGTTCCCTGGGGTCGGCCGTGGCGACGATGGCGCGAATGTAATCCTCGCGCATGTCAGAATCCCACCTGGAGATGGACTCTGCGATCTTGAACGTGCGGACCGCGAGAAACTCCGGGGAGTTCTTGAAATCATCAGAGTTGCGAACCGTGGGCGCCATTCCAGCGACGATCGCATCGATGCTCAGGTCCGGGAGGCTGGCAATCCCATCCATCGTGCGGACGATGAACGCGCGAATTGCGGAATTGGGAATGACGACGCTTCCAGCCTTGCGCCCGCGCTTCGCCTTGCCCGTTTCCACGGTTTCCACGGCGACATTGTTCTCAGACATTGTGTTTCCTTTCGAGAAACTAATCTACACGGTATTTCCGTGTAGATTAGAATCCCCAAAGAATAGTCTTTGGAGATAATAGCCTATTAGGTAGTCTTACCAGTTCACTAATCACACTAGGGGAATTGCCAATTGACCTATCCCCTATATCATTCCCCATATTGCCATTATGGAATGGCAACACAAAGACTACCTATATAGGTAATGCTCACTCTATTTAATTTAGAAATATCACAGAAACGCGGTCAAATTGGGCAGAGTTGTCCTAAGGATATCGTACCGTTTTTGAGCGTGTTCTATTATCAAACGTCCTGCCCTGGCCCCGGCGGCCTACGGCCACTCTATCGCCGATCGAATCGAACACGCTACTAGAATGGTCGAACACGCCCTAAACATTTCCTTGGGTATTTCTGAGAGTTTCTTATTGTTCGAGTTTCAATAGTTGTAGCTACAATCATTGAAGATTTAACTTATTACTGGTCCACGGTAGGGGTTTCACATCTGTAAATTTTTCAGTTAGTTAAAAACTTTATTTTTGTTTTGCATCTGTAAAATTTCTAGTTAGTCTAAAATTTTATCAACCAAAAAATTTTCGAGAAATCCCAGGCTAGTATACAACAATATACAACCAGCCGGGCACCGCTCTGCTGTGGTGCCTTACCGAAGGGTGCCCGCGCCCGCGCCCACAACCGGCCCTCACGGCCCTACTACCTACGCGCGCACACACGCGCACGCGCATACCACATGGCACGTCAGCGGGCAACCTCCGCCCTCCCAGACCAATTGACAAACGCCACGCCACCACCTACAATGCTTGTGGGTGAACTGTCGATAAATCTGCAGATAGACAGAGCGACTTATAATCATAAGAACAGGAGGTGGCGAAATATGGATTACAGAAACCATAACCCTCATGACAATGACGACGATGATTTAGTACCTGACTCATTCATTGATGCTATTAACTTAGAATATCAGATTCACCCAGACGAGGTTGGTAACGAGGAAAAGACAGCCCGTCGTCTGTTACGAGAATCGTTACCTGCTGTTACTATGATGGTGACTAGGACAGCACTTACTGATCCGGATTCTCGTGTAAGATTAAATGCTGCAAACATGGTATTTGATCGTGTTCTCGGTAAGGCCGGTACTACTGCAAACATGGAAGCTTCTCCACAAGAAGAGCTTTACAAGTCCATGATGACAGAAGTAAAAGCAATGCTTGCTGCTGCTAATCAGTAACAAGCAAGCAAGCGAAAGCTACCCATTAGGATGGTGGGTAAAAGGTTGACCGGGAGTTGAGAATAGTTGCTGTATCCCTCGTACCAGCATAACTGATCCTCCCGGTCAACACCACCAATAATAAGCGAGGGTATATGTCAGACCAAAATAACAAGAAGCTTTCAATGGCTAGTCGATCAGACATTGTTCGTCAAGCCTACTTTAAGAGAATCGGTTATGTTCCTCACCAAGGACAGGTTCTCTATCATAACTCGCAGGCAAGGTTCCGGCTTGCGAACTGTGGTCGGCGTTTTGGAAAAGCGGAAGCCATTACAAACGAAATCCCAATGGCAGACGGCACATTTAAGCTAATGCGCGATGTGCAAGCTGGGGATTTTGTATTAGGGCCTGATGGAAAGCCAACCGAAGTAGTTGGCACCACAGACCAAATGCACGACCATGAATGTGCAAAGGTTATCTTTAACGACGGCACTGAAATTGTCGTTGACAAGGAACACCTATGGCAAGTTGTTGATAAGGGAGCCCGCAAGGCGCTTACTGAAACTAACACACGCCGTATTTACCGTGAGAAGGTACTTACCACAGCACAAATGCAAGAGACTGTGCATGTAGGCACCAAGAAGGAAAGCAATTACGCTATCCCTCTCATCGACTTTGTTAAGTACCCAACTCAAGACCTTCCTGTGGACCCTTACCTTTTAGGTGTGTGGTTAGGAGACGGCGCTAAAAGCGGTACCATCATCTCCACCGCTGATGAGGAAATTCTAGATGCAATTACTGATCTTGGATTTACTTACAAGCACTACAGTCAGTATGATTACTACGTACATGGGCTACGCCAAGAACTACAAAACTTGTATGTTTTTGATTATGTAGATTCTGCTAGAAACACTAAGTCTCTTGTAGGGGAGAAGTTTGTCCCTGAGCAGTACCTAATTGGTGATTTACAACAGCGCTTGTCTTTGCTACAAGGTCTAATGGACACTGATGGTACTATTGGTAAGAACGGCCATGCGGAGTTTACTTCAACGACCAAGCAACTAGCTGATTCAGTACACCAGTTGGTTACCAGTCTTGGCATGAAGGCACATCGCTACACTAGGAAAACTGGTTACCAATACAAGGGCCAAAAGCTACAAGGTAAACTCTCTTACACAGTACATTTCTGGCCGAGTAAAGTCGTGTTCCGACTTTCTCGTAAGCAATCTCTAATTCACTCAACCAGCAGCCCCATGCAACAATACCGTTTTATTACGGATATTGTTGACCATGAGTCTGTTCCAGTTAAGTGCATTAAGGTTGCCCGTAAAGATGGGCTTTACCTAACCAGCCGCAACTATGTAATTACTCACAATTCTTACATGGCTGCCAGGGACTTAGAGCCTAAACTTTTAGAGCCGAATAAGCGTTTCTGGATCGTCGGCCCCACGTATGACCTTGCTGAAAAAGAGTTTCGTGTTATTTGGCGCGATATGATTGTGAACCTAGGATTCGGTAAAGATCCCTCAGTCTCAAAGGTTTACAACAAGCGTCAAGGCAACATGCATATTGAGTTCACAGATCGAAATACGATCCTTGAAGTCAGAAGTGCTCAAAACCCTGAGAACCTAGTTGGCGAGTCTCTAGACGGTGTGATTATGTCTGAGGCTGCTAAGCACACTCAGGAAACTTGGGATCGTTATATTCGTCCTGCACTTGGCGACAGACGAGGGTTTGCTGATTTCACCACTACTCCTGAGGGCTTTAACTGGCTCTATGATGAGTGGATGCGTGGACAGGATGAAACTTTCCCAGAGTACGCGAGTTGGCGTTTCCCAAGTTACATGAACGATATCATCTTCCCGGGTGGTGTTGATGATCCTGAGATTAGACTTCTTAAGCGAACGATGCCAAAGGACGCATTTACTCAGGAAATTGAAGCAGACTTCGGCTCATTCGTTGGTAAGATTTTCCCAGAGTGGGATGTATCCAAGCATGTTAAAAACCATACTTTCCGACCTGACTGGCCGAACTACATTGGTTTTGATATTGGTTACACAAACCCGCTAGCTGCGATTGAGTTCCAAATCTCACCACAAGATACAATTCACATTTGGCGTGAGCACTACAAGCCATACATGCGAATTGAAGAACACATCCGTGAGCTAAAATCCAGAGAGCAACCACCCGGATACCACATTACAATGTGTACATCCGATGCTGCTGATCCTGAGGCTGCTGAAACACTGAATAATAAGTTCGCTCCAACAGTCGCCAATCCGCTTGCAAAAGTAAACTGGCGTGATGGAATCGACCTTATGCGTAGTTTCATGGAGCGCGATGGTGGTGAAGATGAGTTTGGCGGAACATTGGACGAGGTTCCTGCGTATTTCGTAGACCCATCTTGTGAACAAACTATTCGTGAGCATAACAACTATAAGGCTCCACAGAACTCGTCAGGTAAGAATGTTACTGAAATGGGCATTAAGATGGATGACCATGCTATTGATGCTATTCGATACGCACTAGTAACTATTTACAGACTTGGCGCAGGCTATAGTTTGCAAGATGTATCAACAGAACCAGAGCAAGAACCTACCGCCCACTCTGTGGTAAAGGCGAAGCCTATCACGGATTCGTCCGGCTTATTATTTGCAGTTAATTCTGCATCAGAACAACAAGAACAAGACCCAGTTGGTGGCTTCACACCACTATATGAAAGTTCAGGTATCTCTGGTTTCTTCACTCAGTTAGGAGAGTTTTAGTGGCTAAGAGGAAAAATAAAAACAGGTCTCAGCCTAAGCCTCGGCCGCAACCGCAACTAACATTGAGTGATGTTGTAGATCGTTACAATGTGCTAGAGGTGGTTGAGGGAACTGATGAACACGGACCGTTCATTGTTGTTGGAGAAGGTGCAGAAGCAGCAGCAATGCACGAGGAATCTAAGAGATTCAGTGAAGTTCCACAGCTAGGAGAAATGGCAAGTGCTTCTCCTAGTCCATATATTGGAGATACTAGGCAAGAGTACAACCAAAAACTCCAAGGGTTGAATGGACTCTTGGAATATGACAAAATGCGCAAGTCTGACGGTATTTGTGCTGGTGTTCTTCTTACTGTTAAGACTCCTGTTCATTCAGGTCACTGGTCAATGAAACCAAATACTAGTTCGACCCGTGATAAGAATGCCGCAGAATTTGTCTGGAAGTGCCTCACTGAGTATCAATCAATCACATGGACTCAAATCTTATCAGAAGCCATGCTTTGTGCAGACTTCGGATATTACATGTTCGAGAAGGTGTGGGAAAATCGTTTCATTGATGGACAAGAACGAACTGTCCTAAAGAAACTGGCTCCACGACACCCGATGGACGTAAAGAAGGTTGAGTACGATTCGCATGGTGGTCCTAAGTCTGTAATTTTCTACGTTAAGACTGAAAATTATGGTCAGAAGGAAGTCACTATTCCGATCGAAAAATTGCTGATTGTAACCTTTAACCGTGAGGCTGGCGATGTTACCGGTCGCTCAGTTTTACGTGCTGCTTATCAGCACTGGTATTACAAGACGCAACTATACAAGATTGATGCGATTCAAAAGGAACGTCACGGTATTGGCATCCCTGTTATTAAGCTTCCTGTAGGCTTTGATAAAGTCAAGGATGTACAAGACGCTAATACTCTTGGACGTAACCTTCGCACGAATGAACGTGCTCACGTAGTTTTGCCTCCTAACTGGGAAATTTTATTTGCTAAGTTAGAAGGTCAGCCGGTAGATGCTATGAAGTCAATTGAGTATCACGATAAAGCTATTCGTGAATCAATCCTTGCTGGCTTTACTGGCGCCGATCGAAGTACAAATGAAGATGATCTAGGGTTGTTCCTAAAGGCTACCAGATTTATTGCAAACTCTATCTGTGATGCTTTTAATACTTACTTAATTCCTGACCTCATCAAGTATAACTTTGATCGTGTTGGTACACCCAAACTTCAAGTTCGTCAGATTGGCGAACAGGGTGATATGCGTACTCTTTCAATGGCTATTCGTAACCTTGTGGGTGCTGGTATCATTCGTCCTGATGATAGACTTGAAGCGTGGATTCGTGACCTTATGGATCTTCCTGAGGTCGATCTAGCAACGGTACGTGTAGTAAAGGCACCACAGGCAAGTCAAGTACAGCCAGGTTCCTTACCAAACGCTACACCCGGAACTAAGACTGAATTACCTGATCCAAATGATCCGAATGCTAAACCAGCAGGTGGAACAAATGGAACAGGTAAGGAAAATCCAGCAACTAATACTCCCGGAATGCCGAGGCAAACTCCACTTCCTCCTGTGGGCGTCGGCGGTTCCCGTGTTGGAGACGGAAGAGGACAAAGATAATGTCGCAAAAAGCTGGTTATCTAGTTGATCTTCGCACCGTACAACTCAATGATCTAGACAGTGGCAATGCATCCTCATGGATTCAAGCAATGCCAATCGGCAAGTATAAGCATCCTGTTTACGGCGATATTGATATCACTCCAGAAAGGGTGATGCGGTTTGCAGCAAACGTTAATGATGGTGTTCGAGGCCAAGAACTAGACATTGATTATGACCACAAGGATAAGACAAACGAGGCTGCTGGTTGGGTGCAGAAAGCTGAAGCGCGTCTTAACGATCCAGACCCAAAGAATAATGGCCTGTGGGTTCTGGTAGAGTGGGTCAAGGATGCGAAGGAGAAAATCCTATCTAAAGCTTATCGTTACTTCTCACCGGAATTCGACGATGAGTGGACTCACCCAGTATCCGGTGAGACTTTCAAAGATGTACTTTTTGGTGGTGGAATCACCAATAGACCCTTCTTGAAGGGCATCCTTCCATTGAACCTCAGCGAAAAGTTCGCAGAGGTAGAAACAGAGGAACACAATATGTTTACTGATGAGCAGCGTATTGCCCTTCGTAAGAAGTTCGGTCTTGCGGATGACGCTGATGATGCAGCTATTGTTGCTGCTGTTGTATCCACCGAAGATGCTGTGGTAGAGCCACCGGCTGAGGTAGCTGACGAAACCGAAACCGAAACTGGTGCAGATGATGCAGAGGTTGAAAGTGCAGAGGTTATCGAGCTTTCCGAGGCTGAGCACAAGATTCTTTCTGAGAATCCTGCCACTGCACGCCTACTCTCACTTCTAGAGACAAATAACAAGCGACTTCGTGAGCTTGAAATCAAGGAGACTGTAACACTTCTTAGCGATCGGTTTGCTACTAAGAAGCTAGCAATGCCTCCGACTGTTAAGGAAGCACTTACTAGTGTCATTCGACTTTCTGAGACGACTAAGCTCAGTGATGCTGTGGTGCAGTTAATGTCAAAGATTGCCGAAGTTGGGTTTGTCCAGCTTGGTGAGACTGAGATTCCTGAGCATAAGCAGAGCGAACTTGATGCGACTGACGCACTAAATGCACGTATCAAGGAACTACAGGAGACTAAGAAGGTTTCCTATGCTGATGCCGCTTCTATGGCTGCAAGTGAGCTTGGAGAAGCTTATGCAGTTCACCGTGAAAACTCCTACCTCTAAGGATAATTAAAATGGGTACTGGTCCCAACTGGGCAGGTCTTGATAAGGGTATGAAGGCTAACGGTTCTACCGCTTATGCCTTTGGAGAAGTTCTTCTTATCGACACTGCTGTACAGTCTGTAAAGCGTGGCACCACTGCTGCTACTGCCGCCGATGTGGCTGGCGTTTGCCAAGAAGCTGTTGATGCTGTTAAGGTCGCAACTGGCAAGGTCTTTGTAAATACTAGGTTTACTGGTATTTCTAAGTGTATTGCTGGTGCTCCTGTTGCAAAGGGCGCTCGCCTTATTAACAACACTTCATGCCAGATGGTTACTCAGGCAACCGCTGGTGGTCCCGTTCTTGGTGTTGCTCTAGAAGCTGCTTCTGGCGCAGGTCAAATGTTCGACGTGCTTCTTACTCCCGGCGCGACGCTCTAAGTAGATAGGCTAATTTAAAATGGCATACAGCCCAACTGGTTCTGGTAATATTCACTACGACCAGATTCTCAGCCAGATTTCACTGGAATATCCCCAGACTGGTTCGTTTGTTGGTGAGAAGCTTGCTCCTACCGTTCAGGTTAAGAAGCAGTCTGATAAGTATTATGTTCATGGTCGTGAGGCTTGGGTTCCAGAGAACTCCGATTACCGTGCACCCGGTACTGTCGCCAACGAAATCCCCGGTATTCAGGTTTCTACCGATACTTACTACGCTCAGGAGCACTCACTACAGACTCCTGTTTACGATGAGGAACGCGAGAATGCTGACAACGCATTCAACCCTGATCGTGATGCAACTGAGCTAGTTACTGCTAAGATTCTTCTTGGTCGTGAGCTTGCTATTTACAACTTTGTGACTGATGCCACCAAGTTTGCATCCTCGCTTACTAAGACTCTTACTGGTGCGACTCAGTGGGACGTTTACGCTACGTCTGACCCCGTTGCTGATATTCGCGCTGCTAAGCGTGCAATTCACGCAAAGGTGTTCTTAGAGCCCAACGTTGCAGTTATTCCGTATCAGGTAATGTCCTTCCTGATGGATCACCCGAAGATCATTGATCGTATCAAGTACACTGACCGTGCAATCCTCACTGAGGAACTGGTTTCTAGCGTTCTTGGTCTTTCCAATGTTATCGTTCCGGGTATTCCTTACGGTGCATTCGCTGGTACTGCTAACAACTTCAACATGAGCGTTTCTTATCTTTGGGGCGATAACGTTCTTCTTGCCTACGTTCCTGCTCGCGCTGGGATCAAGACTCCTGCATTCATGTACGAGTTTGTTTGGTCTTACCCGGGTCAGGGTGCAATGGCTGTTGATCGCTGGCGTGAGAACAGCCGCAAGGCTGATCTAATCCGCGTCGGCCGTCGTTATGACCTTAAGATGATCGGTATTGAGACTAACCCAGCTTCTGGCGATTACGGTAAGTCCATCACTGGTTACCTTATCAAGGACGTTCTAAGCATCTGATAGGAGATAAAAATGGCAGATGTAGCTCTTACTGTTATTGGTCTGGGCCGTGAAGTTAATGGCTCTTTCCAGCGTGTCGATGTTCAGCCAGGAGAAGCGCTTCCTAGCTGGGTATCTGCTGAGGATCGTGAAGCTCTAAAGGCTAACGGTGCTCTTGGTCCGAAGCCTAAGGTTGAAGCTGCCGTCGTTGACGAGAAGGATGCTCGTATTGCAGAACTTGAAGCACAGCTTGCTGCTGCTCAGGCTGCAAAGAGCGCCGAGGGTTCTAAGGATAAGTAATGACGATTCTAACTACAGCGTTGGTGAATGCTTGGACGGATAAAGACCGTCTTAACCTGACAGCGCTAGATTCAGATTTAGAAAGTCAAATCGCTTCTCAGGTTATCGCGCAAGCGTCACAAGCATTTGACACGTCAACTTGGGTTAGCGAAGCAACAACGCCAACACTTATTAAGAGTGTAATGGCTATGATGTATGTTGGGCGTATTTATCAGAACAGGAACATTGACTCTGTTGATGATCTTACGTTCTATGGTAGCAAGCTGATTCAGGACGCAAACGCTCTGCTAAATAACATCATTAGTGGATTAATCGTTTTGAAGGATGCGTCCACTGGTGTTGTTGTTCCTATGGCAAGTCCAGCACAAATCTCATTTGAGCCAATTGACTCTGATCCAGTGTTCAGTATGGAGATGATTTTCTGATGCACATTGAGATGGAATGGGATGACTTGTTCAGTCCAAAAATTGTAGCCGCTAAAACAACAGCCCTTGAAATGTCCTTGCGTGCCGGATTTCGAGAGCCATTGCTTGCTTCTCGTAGATATTTAGCTAATGCTATTGATGAAAACTTCGCTACTGCTGGTCATGGTACATGGGCACCGTTATCACCTAATACCCGTCTTAAAAAGAAGAAGAATAAAGACAAAATTCTTATTGAATCTGGAAGACTGCGTAGATCAGCCACCGCATTAAAACGATGGCATGTGGCTAATAATGAGGCCGCGTTTGGTGATCTTCCAGGCTCCGTAGAGTATGGTTACTTACATATTACTGGAACAGGTAAAATGCCTAGCCGTAACTGGCTAGCTGTTGATGGTAGTATCGTAGACGAAATTGGGATTGCGGTCTTTGGACCTTGGCTAGCGGCTAAGCTAGAGAAAGCCGGATTCTAATGGCTAGCATTGTTGAGATTGCAGACCACATTAAGGCTGTGGTAGAAGCGAATGCAACCGCAGTTATACCACAGATCAAAAAGGTGGTGTACGGTGATGTTGATGTGGTTACTGATTCAGTGACAGTCTGTGTAGCTCCCGATTCAAAATCATCCACATTACATAATAGCGCACCTACAGCGAAGCGTTCTCATACAGTCATGGTAACAATTTATTTTGCCTTCCAGACTGATCCAGAATATAATCACAGACAGGCAGATGTACTAGCCGAAACTCTTGAGACTATTCTAAATGCTGACCACAGCATTAATGGTCTTGTGACTTTTGGAATGGTATCAGCCCTAGCTTCTGGATATGTACGAAAAAATGGCGAGCTAGTACGAACTAGCCGTCTGACAATTACGGCAGAATCTTACGATAGGATTTAATATGCCTTTTGAAGTAAAGTTTGAAGATGAGACAATTGCAAAAGGTCAAGCCGTAATTGTAGACGGCATTGGCGAATTTGCAAATGGTGAGACTCGTACTGTAACCGATGAAGAAAACGAGTCTTTTAAGACCTTCTATGGTCAAGGCGTTCAAGAAGCTTTTAAGAGTAACAAGCGCTTCACAGTTACAAAGGTTGCAGCTAAGAAGCCTGTGGATGAAGGGACGAAGTAATGGCCGTCGCTATTGGCGCCTCAGGTATTCTGGGTATCGCACCGGAAACCGTTGCAGGTACATACGTTGCACCAACAAAGTTCTTTCCATTCGAGTCTGAATCTCTAAAGTGGGTTCAGGATAACCAAGAGCGTTCTGGGATTCGTAATACTCCTGGACTTATTGGTATCATTCGTGGTGATGGTCACGTTGAGGGTGAAATTACCTTTGATGCTACAGTTGATGTTGTAGCTTGGTTCCTTCTGGCTTCACGTTGCACCTATACCAAGAATGGTACTGCCCCTACAATCACATACGTTTTCAAGCCTGCTCCTGTAGCTGTGCCTACTAAGACAATCAGCATCACGGTTAAGCGTGGTTCTGAGACCTCTGGTTATGTTGGTTGTGTGGTAACAGGGTTCACTATCTCACTCGATGGTGGCGCTCTAAAGATGACCGTAAACATTCTTGGTAATGCTGAGGCACCTCAGACCGCACCTACTGCTACTTGGCCGACCACAGTACCGTTCGGTTCTGGTATGTATTCACTACAGATTCCTACTGCTACTCAGGTCTTTGATACTGATAAGTACGAGTTCTCTGTAGAAGATAATGGTGAGGCTCAGAGTCGTATCAAGAATACGCTTGGTGCTCAGTTCATTAAGTTCGGTGAGTCTCGTGCAACCGTTAAGGCTGAGCGCGACTTTGAAACCCGTACAGAGCTAGATCAGTACAAGACTCTGACTGCTAAGAGCATTACGCTTGAAGCTACTCCACTTACTGGTACTGATAAGCTGACAATTCTTACTCCTGTTGCTGTGATTGATTCCTACGAATATGGTCTTTCCTCTGTGGGCGACCTAATCCGTGCGTCTGTCGAATACAAGTGCGTCATTGATGCCACTGGCTTCGCTTACACGATCACTGTAATCAGTGGTGAAACCCTACCGTAATAGTTATAGTTATTTGATCGAGGGAGAATAAAATGCCTTTTGCTGGAACTTCAATTGAGGTAAGTCGTCATGAACTTAAGTCACTTCCGGGTGCTTGGGTTGATGTTCGTCGTATGACCTATGGTCAGAAGCTTGAACGCCAGAACATGCTTAAGCTCGGCATCGAAATGAACTCACGTTCAAAGGATGTTAAGGGTGAGCTTGCAATGGCTAATAAGGAAGCTACTTACCTTGATTTTAAGAACTGTGTTGTGGATCACAACCTGTTCAAGGATGAGGCTGAAACTCAGAAGATTAATTTTGCTTCTCGTATGGACGTTGACCTCCTTAACCCCCGCGTGGGTGAGGAAATCGACCGAATCCTCAATGAGCTTAACAACTTTGAAGAGGGTGACGAAGCAAAAAACTAGCCAGAAACATCGAGCTTGCGGTAGTAGGCGATAACAAAATCACAGATATTGAAGTAGCAAACGCGATTACTACTTATAATCTCTGCAAAGATTTTGGCGTACTACCGCAAGCCGGTGGTCTGTTCGATCAAGATTGCTACCACGTCTGGCTTCTTGATATAGTTAGAATTTGCTATAATGAGAGGGAGGCTCGTGAGCACAACAAACATAAGCCTAGAAGGTAATTATGGGTTTATCAACACATGAATTGTGGCTCGTCCTCCGCGCTCGTGATGAAGCTACGAGGATCGTCAGGAACTTAACTAACGGCCTTGTTCAGTCTCATACAGAAGGTACCTCCACCCAGATTCGTAACTTAAAGCAGCTTATGGCAACAGAGGCTGTTCAATTTAGGCAGTTCAAAGACAATAACGATAGTATCCTAGATACATACTCTGTTCTTAATGGCCGTCATAATTTAGAGATTTCTAGTATCAGAAATAAAATGGCTGCTGCTAAAGTAGCGTATGATGCTGAAATTTCACAGATTAAAAGCCTTACTGAGAATGATAAAGCTGGACGCACTGCACAAATGGCTGCTGCTAAAACAAGATATGATGCTCTTCGTGCGCAAAATCAGCAAGCTATCATTGATGCTAAAGCTTTAATTGATAAAAATAATGAAGAAATCTTAGCTGTTAGGGATTTAGGAAATGCACGTAGAGACGTGTATAACGAGTCCAGAGCACTTCATGATATTGATTTAGCAAATGCACAAGCAGCCTTAGAAAAAGAACGAGAAGCTGCTGCTCATAGACAACAAACAATTAGTGGCATTCGCCAGGTTGGTACTGCTGCTGTTACAGCCGGTATTAGTGTAGCCGCTTTAGGTGCTAGTATTGCTTATGCTATGAACCTTGGTGTACAAGTGCATAGAGAGTATCAACAAGCTGCATCGAAGGCTTACACACAGGTTGATGACAAGGTTAATATCTCACTTGAAAATGTGAGAAATATGGGTAAGGTTGTAGCTAACGATATTCCAGCAGCCTTTGAGCAAATGCAGCCTGCACTTTACGATATCTTCTCATCAATTGAAATTCGAGGATCAGAAGCGGCTGGAGTTGCTGAAGAAGTTCTAAGGCAGGCTTCTAAAGCTGCTGTGGCTGGAGAAATAGATGTTCAAACAGCTGTTCGAACATCTGTTGGTCTACTTAACGGTTATGGTATGCAGATTAATACAGTTGCACAAGCCACAGCTGCTATGAATAAAGTTAATGACTTCATGTTCACCTTAGTTAAAGATGGTGTTGGCGGTTATGAAGATTTTGGTGCTGCTGTAGGTAAGATCATTCCTTCTGCCCAACGTGCAGGTGTAGAAATGAATGATTTTGGCGCTGTGTTAGCGTTGCTAACTAAAAACGGTGCTACTGCTGCTAATGCTGGTACATTCGTAGCTCGTGCTCTCGATGCAATCTCAAAGACTAAAACTCAAGAAAACTTCCAAAAACTTGGTTTGTCAGTTCGTGACGCTTCTGGACAATTCAAACCATTCAGTCAGATCATGGATGAGATCACTAAAAAGATGGCTGGTATGAGCGAACCTCAGAAAGCCTCTTTCATTGAAGAGTTGTTTAAGGGCTCTGGTGGAACCATCCAAGCAATGAAGGCTATCATTCCTGCATTGACAAACGCTAATGGTCTTTACACTGAACTACAAGCTTCAATGGCTGCATCTGGTGGTGCAGCTGAGGCTGCATACAACATTATGCGTCAAACTCCAGAAGCTCAAATTCAAGAAATGAAGAACCAATGGAGCATCCTATCTGAGACGGTAGGTAATGCAGCAATGCCAGTGTTCTTAGCAGTCACTAAAGTAATTGGTGATCTAGCATCTTGGTTCAACAACCTATCACCTAGCACACAAACCATGATTGTAAATTTTGGTATTGCTGCTGGTGTCTTTGCTGTAATTCTAGGTGTGGTAACTATTCTAGCTGGCGGCTTAATGATTCTAGTATCTGCTCTTATGGCTGTCGGTGTTGCTGCTACTGCCGGTGTTGCTGTTGGTATGATCGGCGCATTTATGGGTATTGTAGCTGTAATTGCTATTGTTGTAGCACTTGTGGTCGCTTTCTGGCCTCAAATCAGTGAAGCAGCGCAGTCTGCATTTAATGCTGTTATCGGGTTTGTGCAAGGCTTTGCTGGCGCATTTATGGAGAAGTTCGCCTTCTTCCAGCCATTCTTTGCTGAGATTGGTAACGTCTTTAAGACTGCCTGGGATCTAATCGGTAAAACAATTAGTGATGTTTTAAATAGCCCAGTACTAACAGAGTTTACTGGTAACTTTACAGCTATGGCTGGTGACGTTGGAGCTAAGCTTCAACAGCTTGGAGCAGTATTCCAGTTGTTCGGTGGTGCATTAGCTAATGTATTTGGTACAGCTGCTCTGGCTATTGGAACATATGTAATGCTAATTTGGTCTATTCTAGCACCATTTATTACGGCTATTGGTAGTGGTCTTGTAGCTGGGTTCGCTGCTCTGTGGGCCGGTATTCAGGTTATATTTTCTGGATTCGTGACTTTCGTCACTGGATTCTTGCAAATTCTGACTGGTCTGTTTACTGGTAACTGGCAAATGATGCTTGATGGTGTCATTAACCTTGTAAACGGGTTTGTGAACATGGTAGTCGGTGTAATTGGTGGTTTTGTTGGCGCTATCATGGGTATTATTGGTGGCTTCGTTGGCGGGTTCATTGCGTTCTTTGTGAATCTATATGACGTGCTGGTTGGTCACTCGATTATCCCAGATATGGTCACGGCTATTATCAAGTGGATTGGAACTCTACCAGGTGCGATCTTTGCATTCCTTGCAACCTTGGTGAGCGGTGCAATCTCTAGGTTCAATGAGCTTAAGTCGCAAGCAGAGTCGATCATTAGAAACATGGTCAGCACAGTAGTTGCTGCTGTTATAGCATTTGTTAGTGATGTTATTTCAACAATTGCTTCTTTGCCCGGTAAGGCGAGTGCAGCATTGTCTAGCCTAGGTAGCATTATTAGCAATATTGCAACTAACGCTTGGAACGCATTTAAGAACGCAGTAACAACAGGTACTAACAATGTTATCAGCTTTGTGTCTGGTATTCCTAGAATGATTTCTGACGCTTTAGGCGATGTTGGTGGTTTGCTAACAGGTGCCGGTAGAGCAATCATTAATGGATTCTTGGCTGGTCTAAAATCTGCTTGGGGCGGTGTAACTAGCTTCGTTAGTGGCATTGCTTCGTGGATCAGGAACAACAAGGGCCCACTTGATTATGACTACAAGCTACTACAACCGGCCGGTAATGCAATTATGGGCGGTTTTGGCGATGCTCTAAATGATGGGTTCTCCACAGTACAGTCAAGTGTCTCTACAATGGGCGCAAGGTTAGTTACTTCTGCAACAAGTAACGCTATGAGCCAAGCCTCGCTGTTTAAGGATGTTGGCGTTATTAGTGGTAGGAACTTGGTCAGCGGCCTATTGAGTATGGAATCACAAGTTGCGGGCGCTGCCGGTCGTATGAATGCTGCAATCGCACTAGATACTGCACTTAATAATGGTTCTGTGGTAAACAATGGAACTGGCCTTGGCGGAGGTATTGTAAATGTCGAAGTCAATACTCAGGAAATTGACCCAGTGAAGCACGCCGCTGATCTAGGTTACGAAATCAGCGCTAGGTTAGGATCGTGGTGAAATGGCTGCTCCAACGTTAAATGCCTATGAGTACATGTTTAAGGATACCGGAGTCTTACTCAACGGTACTTCTGCTGTGCCCTTCATTGACGTTCAGGCCATTAGTGGGTTAGATATGCCCGCCGTGCAGGTCGTTGAAGAAACCCTAGACGGCCAGCACGGCGGGGAAATCTATGCTAAATACTTCGAGCCTAGAACGATTATCATTGATGCAGTTCTGTACGCTAATCCAAATGCTGTTGATGCGTCACTCGATGCACTTATCGAAAACTACATGCCTGATGATGTTGAATATCCGTTCTACTATAAAGGGACTGGTATTGGTCAACGGTATGTAATGTGTAAAGCTATTGGATTTAACTCACCTCTTGAGATCGATCGTACAGTTGGTGCAGCTAAGATTCAAATGCAACTTAAAGCACCTGATCCACGTAAGTATGTTGATAACGTGAATCAGACTATGGTTGCTAATACAAACTACAGTCCTGTGAATGCTGGTAATATGGAAACATATCCAATTTTCACAGTAACTGGGGCTTGGACGTCTATCACTTTCACCAATAATACGCAGGTGAAGTCAGTAGTCTTAACGGATACGCGGGTTGCTGGCGACATAACTGTGGTAGACTTTAAGAATAAGGCTGTTACAGTTAACGGTGTTAGAAAATCGTCAATTGTAACAACTGGTAACTGGTGGACTATTCCTAAGGGTGGCGGTAATACTGTAAAGTTTACCGTTACCGGTGGTCCACCTACTTCTGTGGTAATGGCTACGAAACAAGGATGGGCGTGAAATGGCTGAGTACGTACTAGAATCTCGAACAAAGAGCGGTACGTACTTAGCCACGCTCCCGTTTCGAGATATGCAGGGCGAGTTCTATTACTCAAAAACTCGAGCCCTACGTTGGACTATGAGTTTAACTAGTCTAAACAAGCTTACAACAACTGAACTTTACCCAGCCAAGACCGAGGTATGGCTGTGGAGAAATGGTGTCAAGATTTTCGTAGGTCCTCTGTGGGATATGAATATCAGCACCAACGATCACAAATGCACTTTTATGGCTGAGGATATCTCAAGTTATTTTGAGAAGCGCAGAGTAGGTTCTGCCGATACTCTTACTGGTAACTTTGGAGACATTGCTTGGTCATTAATTAACACGTCACAGCAAATGACTAACGGGGACCTCTTTATTACTAGAGGCGTCAAAGCAAGTGCTGGACCTTCTGGATCATATACTCCAACATTGAATACTCAGCTAGATAATGCTCTAGCAGATATCTATGAAGGTGATAATGGGTTTGATTGGGTTATTACGTCTGATCGTGTGTATGCTCAATACTACCCACGGATTCAGTCAAGAGCTAAGGTTCGTCTAGAGTACGGTGGCAACGTTGCATCTTACTCAATCAATATCCAAGGTAAGTATACTGGTAATGATGTTGTTACTGTGGGTAAAGATAAAACTTTCTCATCTATCGTAACAGACACCAACTCTCAGGCTATTTATGGTCTTATGCAGCACGTTGGAGAGTTGACTAGTACAGACAACCTTGTATTGCTTAATGATTACAACGCTGGATTGCTAACCTTACGAGCTACACCTAAGGATATTCCACAGCTAGTCCTAAAGACTACTGCTGTAAATCCATTAGATGGTGATATCTCTTATGGTCAATTAGTACGTACAGTTATTCAAGATGGTTGGGTTCAGTATGATCGTGATATGCGCTGTACTGGATTCCAACTTACTGTGGGTAAGCATGGTACAGAGAAGTTTAATCTTTATTTGAATGACCTGAGGGAGGTTGCATAGTGGCTTATTCATTAGATGATCTTGTAGCGATAATCAAATCAATCACAAACAGATTAAAAAATCTAGAGCTTGCAACCTACTCTTACGGTAAGCAACCAGACTCTCCACCTGTCAATCTTACAGTTACTAATCTAGCTGCTACTGTCACATACTATACAGAGCCTGTGACAGGACTTCCTAAGGCTTTAGCACAGTGGTCATGGACAGCGCCTAGCGCTAACTCTGACGACCCAGTGGTGGACTACAGGGTCTCCCTGACGCGCTCCACAGACGTAGTTGTGGCTGGTTACACATCGACCAACGGAACCACGTCAATTAGCTCATCTGGATTGCCAGTCAACATTAATCAGACTGCACGAGTTTTTGCAGTAACTGAAAAGGGTATTGAAGGGCCAGTTGCGTCTGCGACTGTGACGATTACAAAGAGCACAACCCCTCCACCACAACCCTCTACGCCGATCATTACGGCGGGCGTTAAAAGTGTGGTTGTTAAAACAAGTGGCTTGGACTCTGCCTCTAGCCCTATGCCGCCTGATGTTGCGTACTATAATTTACACGCTGCAACAGGCGTTAGCGACACATTTACGCCGACTACTGCGAATCTTTACGGGACGATCCCGCCGGTCGGGTCAACAGTAATTCTTGGAAACAACAACTACGATCCAATCTATGTACGTGTGGTCGCTGTTAATCAGTCTGGACTTACTAGTTCTCCCTCCACAGGTGTTCATGCTACACCAATTAAGACTGTTTCATCTGATCTTGATGTTGTGTTGCCCGGCTCAAAGAGTTACAGCGACGTAGGAAACTACATCATTGATGGGTCTTTTGAGGACACTACAACGTTCTCTAAGCGCACGAACAAATCATCTGGTTGGTCACTTGATACTACGGCTGGTATGCCTTATAGGGGCACCACAGTATTGAAATCTACTGGTGATGCTACTGCAACAAAGTACATCTACTTACACCATTCTACTTATGGTGGGCAGCTTACTAACTTACAAGTTGTTCCTGCTCAAAAATACTACCTGTCAATGTTTGTACGTGGTGTTAGCGCAAACGGTACTTTTGGTATTACTGTATGGTGGTTCAAACAAGATGGAACTGTAGCTACCACAGCTAGTACAGAGTCTAGTTGGGCTCATAGCGGTACCGGAGACTACGATATCTATGAAACAGTTGTTCAAGCTCCTGATAATGCTGTAATGGCTTCTGTATCTGTGTGGACTAATACTCAGACTACTGGCGCAGTATACTTTGATGGTGTAACAGTTAAGCCTGTGGTGACTTCAATGCTAATTGAAGATGGTGCTATTACTCGTGCAAAGATTGGCTACGCGGCAATTACCACAGCACAGATTGACTTCATTGACGCTGCTGTTATTCAAACTGGTTATTTAAAGAACTCATTATTTGAGGGTAATTCAATCTCTGGTAACATCTTAATGATTAACTCTGTTGGTACTTCCCAACTTAGCACTGACGTTGGTTCACAGCTTGACCTTAGTGGTAATTCAGATATTACTAATAAAGCACTAGCTTCTGACCTTGATACTGTGGAAACCGCTATTACATCATTAGGTACAAGTGTTAATAACTTGACTAATAGTGTTGTAATCAGTGGTGCTGGTGTGCAAATTAGTAAGCCTGGAAGTCCGTTCAAGGTTGGAATTGACAACGACTCTCTTGACTTTATCGAAAACAACTACATTGTTGCTTACGTGAATGGTCAGAAGATGTATATTACCACAGTTGAAATTACACAAAGTCTGGTTGTTGGTGTGCATGAGGTTCGTAAGTATGATGCCAACAACACTATTGTTAGGTTCATTGGCTAATGACTTATTTCATTGCAGAGTCTGCTATAGCGGGCACTAACCAAGAAAAATTAACCGTCGAGGTTTGGACAACACCAGACATTACTGCGATTACTTGGAATACACAAACAGTAAGTATACGTAAGAAATATACAGCCTCCCAAGCAACAAACACTGGCGATCACCAGCTATTGACACGCACAGGCACATGGAGTGGAACTACTTGGTTCCGTTTGCCTTCTACTGGTTCTCCAGCTTCTGTTGTTATTGCGGATGAGACTGTTTCTGTTAATACAATTGAGGGTCAAGTTGTAAATATTAATGTAGGCGGAAACCTCACTGATCATTATGCAGGCGCTAATTTTTCTGCTAACGTCTCATTTACGATCCCTGCCCGGCCTTCTAAAATCTCTACTTTTACAGTTCCAAGTAGTCTTACTTTAGGAACAGCTGCAACAATCAATATTACACCACCTGATGCATCTTTCACACATGAAATTTCATGGTTTGGGTTCGATATTGGTTTGCTAAGCATCGCAACAAATGTAGCTACAACTTATTCTTGGACTCCGCCTATTGAGTTAATTGCTCCTATGATGCCCAATACTGCGTCAGCAGGCGTATCAATTCTGGTTGCAACATATGATGGTAGTGGATTATATATTGGTTCAGAGATTAAAAGTGTAACATTTGTTGTTCCGTCTAGTGCCGGTCCAAATCTTGCAAATATTACAGCGACAGAGACAGTTACAAATGTCGCTACGTATGTTGGAGCTTTTGTACAAAATCTAAGTAAGATTAAATTTGATCTAGGTACTAGTACTACACAATACGATGCAAGTATTGTCAAATCAGAAATCATCATGGAAAATGTTTCTCATAACGGAACAACATGGACCTCTGATATAGTTAACCAATCTGGTGATGTAGTAGTTACTGGTAAGATTACAGATTCTCGTGGGTTCACTGATGAGAAAACAGTAACTGTAAATCTACTTGCATATAGCACCCCAACAGTGTCTAATTTTACAGTAGATCGTTCTCAATCTAATGGAACATTGGATGTGCTTGGCACTTATGCTAAATCACTCAGCCAAGCGACTGTAAGTTCACTAGTTAATGTCACTGAAAAGAACACTCTAACTTACACACTGTATCGTAAGCTACGTTCTGATGTTAACTGGACCTTACATAAAACTGCTGCAACCATTGCTGGTCTCACACTAAATGCTACAGACACAATCAATGCATCATTAACAGCAACTAGCACTTATGATTTCAAAATTGAAGTAAAAGATAAGTTCAAAACAACAACTATACTTCTTGCTGTACCTGTTGGTGCCGTTACTATGAGTTGGAATAAGAACGGTGTCGGTATTGGCAAGATTTGGGAGCGTGGTGCTCTAGACGTTGCAGGTGATATTTATCAAAACGGTATTACTGTGGTTCCTACAGGCACTGTGCTTCCTTATGCTGGCTCAACTGCTCCTACTGGGTTCTCGTTATGTGATGGTGGTACATTAAGCCGCACCACAGAAGCAAGACTGTTTGCTGTGGTAGGCTCAACATACGGTGCCGGCGACGGCACAACTACCTTCAATAAGCCTAATCTAAAAGGTAAGATTCCAGTAGGTTTAGATTCAACACAAACAGAGTTTAATGTGCTGGGTAAATCAGGCGGAGAAAAGACGCACCAATTGACAATTGCTGAAATGCCTGCGCACTATCACCGTGATCCGACCCCGAACGGCGCCTCCGGCAGCTACGAGCTTGTGGCCATTGGCTCAAACTGGGGGTATGACTACGGCCTTTCCGCTCCAACAGACACCAGTGGTGGAGATGCTCCCCACAATAACTTGCAACCGTATGTGACCATGAACTACATTATCAAGCTTTAGGAGAAAGATGCTTAGATCAGAATTGCCTAATACGGCCTTTCCTATCCACTTCATTAGCGAAGGTGTTCCTGATATGTGGGCGGAAAGGACTACTCGTAAGGTTTATGCTTTAGATAGGGCAGACGTAAATTTGCTTACAGTGCGTGATTATACTGCGACTGATGTGTTAGGTGAGACTGGTGGTGCTAATACGCATACACTAACAGTTGATGAAATGCCAAGTCACAACCACCATATGTGACCATGAACTACATTATCAAGCTTTAGGAGAAAGATGCTTAGATCAGAACTGCCTACTACAGCCTTCCCTATCCACTTTATTGATGGTAATAAAGACAATCCTGATATGTGGGCAGAGAAGGCTACTCGTAAGGTTTATGCTCTAGATAGAGTAGACGTAAATCTACTTACAGTCCGTGACTATACAGCAGTTGAAAACTACAAAACTGATGAAGAGATTGCTAAAGAGCAGGCTGCACGAGTAAACGCTGGAACAATCGATACGTGGTTAAAGAGTTACATCGAGTCAGCCTTAGCTAATATTGGACCACCTAGGTTTTTAGATGATGGTGTAACTCATAACCCAGAGTATGTTGGAAGTACTGCTTCCATTAATAATATGCTTGCATATAGCAACTCAGAGTTCAATACAGCATTTAGTGCCAACCCAGCCTCCTTTATGAAGCCAATTTTACGTTGGCTACGTAGGACTGTTAAGGCAAACGTTGCTATTGTAAGAGAACAGAAGCGTATGCTCGATTCTGATAACCTAGGTTCAGAATGAGAATTACTAGACAAGGCGCAACAGCAATAATCGGCGTTTGTTGGGTTATTCTTGGAGCTGGGTTCTTTGTAATTCCTGACGTGCATAGTATTGATGACTTGTTTGATAACATACGACCTTGGGCGTGGATTATCACTGGTGCCCTTGCTGTGGTAAACTCGTATCTTCCAAAGCTTGATAGGTATTTACTAGTAGCAATGGCTATTCTGGTGACAGAACGAGTTGTGTTGTTCTCTATTCTTACAATCACTGGTGAACGCCCTCTTGGGTGGTACTCAGCGTTCATCTGGATTGTAGTATACCTAGCACCATTGTTTGCTTCCGCCCTTCCGAAATATAGGGACGCGGTATGACACTGGATTCTTCAATAACTACAATTGTAATCGCAGTGATTTCACTTGCCAGCGGTTGGTTAGTTTCGCGTACTGGCAAGGTTGGTGATCGAGAGCACAAGTTGATTGACCAACTTCAAGAAGAATTAACCAATTCAAAAGAAGAGCGGTCAAAATTAAGTGGTAGGGTTGATGAACTCTCAAGAGCGTTCAATTCATTCCTAGCTCGTGAAGCGATGTATGAATACCACGTCGCACAACAAGATCAAAAGATTCGTGATCTTGGTGGAACGCCATTACCGCGTCCACACCTAATTGAAAAGATGCATGAGGGAGAATAATGACCGAGATTATCTCGCGTGAAGCATGGGGAGCGCGCGCTTCTAAGGGCGCACTAACACCTTTCAACAACTACAAGCTAACACATATTGTTGCTCACTGGCCGGGTGATCCTCGTAATCTAGCTAACCTAGATACTATGGCTCTAATCCGTGCATGGCAGAACTACCATATGGGTGTTCGTGGTTGGAAGGATATCGGCTACAACTTCATTGTCGATCAGGCTGGTAAGATTTACGCAGGCCGTGGTTGGAATGTTGGTGGTCATGTTCTAGCTGGGCAAAACTCAATCAGCGTCGGTGTTGTCTTTGCCGTGGGAAACAATGAGCCTATGACAGACGCTATGCGTGAGGCTGGTGCTTGGCTATATGATTACATCGAAAACAAAGCTAACAGTCAAATGACTTACATTGGTCACTGTGACTGGGCCAACAAGAATTGTCCAGGTCCTAGTGTCCTAGCATGGGTTCGTGCGGGCGCTCAGCACGTCAACACCGCCCCTGTGGTAGCTCCTGACCCTGTGGTAACGGTTCCTCTAAAGACTGGTGAGACCGCTAACGCTCCCGGATTCCCATTAGGTAAGTGCAGCGCACATGGTAAGCAAATGTGGTATGGTCCTAAGTCAGATTCTGACCACCAAGTTTCTGGTTGGTTCAATAAGAAATCAGATGGGACTAAGGGTGCAGAGGGCCTATTCACGTGGCAAAAGCGTATGGCTTATCGTGGTTGGAAGATCACACCTGACGGTCTGTGGGGCGATGAGACTCGTCGTGTAGCTCTCGCGTTCCAGAAAGAAAAGGGACTATCACAAGATGGTCTTGTTGGACCAGAAACTTGGAAGGCCGCATGGACTTCCCCAATTACAATGTGAGTGAGTGAATATGTCACCTGAACTTGTTGATACCGGCATTATCTTCATCGCTGGTGTTATTGCAACCCTTCTGACTGCTGTGGTAAACAAGTCGTGGTGGACCACGGCTAAGCGCCAGTGGGTATCATTTGGAGTATCAGTAGTTCTTGGTGTGGTTGCACTCGTACTAAAGGGTACTTTTGTACAAGCGCCTCCCACAGAGCCAGTAGAACTAATGACTTGGATTGTTACCACAGTAGGTTTAGTTGCTGGTGCATCACAGGTTATTTACATGCAGTTCAGTGAGAAGATTAAGGTTCTAGAAGCCGCTACTTCTCCTGCTTCCGCTACCGCAGATGAGCAGACTGTATAATTGAGGTTTCAACTACATAGGTATTAAAAAAGGGCGACCCCGGATTTCTCCGAGGCCGCCCTTTTTGCATGTTTAAGGCTTGAAGCCCTTATTCAGAATCCAGTCACGCTCAGCCTTCAACCCATGTTTACCATTTACTAACCAGTAAACCATGTGTCTAGTAGCGTCATTAGCGTGCTTCATAGCTGTTGAGTACCAACCAAGCTTTTTCAGAACTACATTAGCTCGTGGACCCTTGTCTGGAATAAATCCTTTAGCCATAGCGGCTGTCTGCTCAATATAAAGCTTCCCGTTTAAAAGGCACCACAGTTTGGCAATACCAATGTACTCTTTACTTACTAGTACAAGTCCCGGACGTGCTGTGTTGCGATACTCGAATCCCTCACAAATAACTACATCAGGGTCCCAAGTTGTTAACAATGCCCATAAATCTAAATGGTGTTCGTGTGGACCTAATTGGTAAGTTGTAATTTGTCCTGTAGTAGAATCAAATACACAAATACCTGTGGTGCCTCCCGGATCGAGAGCTACGTAATCAGGCACGTTTTCCACCATGACGATATGGGCGCGTCTTGTTATAAGCCATCTTCACGCCAATCATAGTTTCAAGGTCAATGTCTAACTGCTCTGCAAGATCGAGAACTCGAATCACAATGTCAGCAAGTTCTACTGCAAATCCATCTGGCTTCTCACCATTCCAGCGAATTTCCGCTAGATCTGAATCTTCAGTAGATTTACGATAATCTTCTAGTGCTTCAGAAACCTCAGCATGAATTAACGCTAGCCTTTCAGGAATATTTAAATCCCCTTCATGCCACCCATGCTCTTCCGCAGTATTCCAGATTTGATATTGTGTATTAGTAATTCTCATCGGTTAGCCTTTCGTGCCTTACGTGCGGCCTTGTTCTTCTTACGGCGCTTTTCCTTCTCTGCTGTGGTAACAGTACCACTGTACATTGTAGACTTACCATTAAGAACCAGAAGCATTTGAGTCTTTGTAGACCGTAGCTCTGCGTTGATATCTGTCTCAAAAAACTCTTGAATGTCAAAGTTCATAGTTTAAATTGCTCCATCTTACAGTCAGTGGCTTTCTTATCTGTACGACTTCCAAGGTACTGCGGATGCCGTGGAGTACCATACTCACCAGAACCAACAAGGTCATTAGAACGAATTTCAATTACCATACCATGCCCACTCTGTCTTTCTGTGGTAAGCATAATAGTCCACCACTCTCGTTCACCGTCTGTCATGCCTGAGCATTGACCAACCTCAACGAAATCGCCGTTGCTGTGGTAAGCACCAAACTTGAGTGCGCCAATCATTCCCTCAAACTTACCCGGCTTAGCCATTGTGTATCCACAGACAACAACATCATAGGTCTTGTCAATCTTTAGCTTGTACTGATTATTGACAGGCCGCTTACCTGGAACGTATAGCCCTTTCTCATTCTTAAGGACTAGACCTTCCATCTTTGACTCGAACAGTTGATCTAAAACATTACCAATAACCAAACTTTCCCACATAGGAACTACGTAAACTAACCTAGATCGTGAATGGTTTAGTGTAAGTCTTGAGCGCTCAATAAACATAGTAGTTAAAAGAGGCTCACCTTCATACCGAAGGCAGTCAAATAGAATGAACACAATACTGTGTGGTAAGGCGTTGTGCTTAGCACGCGCTACGGCTTCACCAGAACCCATGACACGCATTGTCTTGTTGAAAGACACCACAGGAACATTACGACCAAAGACAACCTTGTAATTCTGAACGTATGCAAGCTCACCATCCCATGTTGTATGGTTTGGCATTACTCGCTTTAGTTCTCCAACAAGTTCCGGTAGATGTCCAGTATACTCTTTACCAGTACGAGAGTAAATGTGAACTTCATCATCATCACGAGTAATGATCGCCCGCATACCGTCAATCTTAAGCTCTGCAACATAGCCACCCCAATCGCCCTTTGCGAATGTTTCAACTGTCAAAGGCTTACAAGCCATTGGCTCAATGAAAGTCATAGAATCCCCTCGATTACTGCGTAGCCAATAGAATCAACCGTGTTGTCGCGGGTGCGCCTCACAGCATTACGAGAAATCTTCATAAGCTGCATCATGTTTGCAACATCTCGTGCCTGTAGTGGGCCGGGCTGACGACACTTTAGATAAGCTTCCCAGAACTCTGCAATATGATTAAAGCTTTCCTGTGGTGGCCCATATGTTTCAATACGTGGCCCACAGATAGTTGCCATAACCTCATCAAGAATACCCTGTGCGTATTTACGTAATTCCTCAACATGAGTTACTGGCGCTGGCTCATCCAACATTTTAATTGACTTCATGTGATTTCCTCTTTTGTAACAATAACAATAAATTGAGTGTTGCTACTCTCATGCACCACAGTTAATTCATCATCTGGGATTACAGTTAGTGTAATGGTGCGAGCACCGTTAGGCAGTACAGTAACCTCTTTTGTTGCTGCATATGCATAACGGTACCCACGAACCTTGACCCACTCAGGTGAGAATGGTTTGATCTTCACTTTAGATCGCCCCATGTTTTAGCAGAGGACGAATCAGCAGCGAACAACACATAATCGCCTACCACAGAAGCAGCAGAGCTAACCATTGCATTCTCCATAGCAGCCTGTACCACAGGAATATCCTCGTCCATGCAGTCAGTCATGATTGCGTCGTGGATTAGGTTGATAATCTTCGGACGCTTATTAGGCGCCCACTCAGCATCAAAGAGTCGTTGAAGATTAACAGCAGCCTTCACTGTCATATCACTCGCCGTTGACTGTGGTAAGAACGCTAGCGCCTCGTTCATAACGTTGCGCTCGTTTTCCTTTGTAATCAAAGAGTAACGACGATGCCTACCGAATGGAGTGACAAGATCATAACCATCATGAACTTGACGCTTAACCCACTCTTGCCATGCGATAATCTTAGGAATCACAGAGAAGAAACGATTCATGTGTTCCTTCGCTACCTCAACATCAATCCCGAACCCTCGTGCAATGCCATACTCTGTACGTCCATAACTCAGACCATACACATATGTTTTAACCATTGTGCGTTGTTCTTTCCACACAGCAGGGTCCATAAAAGCTTTAGCTGATCCTGGAAATAGTTCAGGGACAAGCTCATCAAACACATCACGAGTAGGGTCATTGAAGATATCCCTGAAATACTCATCTTGAGCAAGGAAGCTAAGAGTCCTTAGTTCTGCCTGTGAGAAGTCAGACTGAATAATTGAGCGATCTGGTGCGGAGGCAACGAATAGTCGCTTAATGGGTGACTTTCGTGGAATGTTCTGCACGTTTGGATTTCTACACGATAGACGCCCCGTTGTAGTACCGTGAATAAGGTATGTAGGGTGTACACGTCCTTCATAAAGACGCTCTCTGGTACCGTTAACATAGGTACTTGAGAGCTTCTTTTCTTTACGGTAGTCCAATAAGGTTTGTGCAAATAGTCGGACTCTGGAATCATTCTCTGGCAACTCCTTTGGATATTGAATTACCTTAGTAAGATTTTCCTCGTTAGTAGAAGGTAGCTTGATTGACTGTGATGCAAAGACTCGACCAATCTGCTGATACGAATTAGGATTAAATCCAAGCTTAGGATCAAGCGGCTCACCAGCAAGTCCTGTAGCTGTACGAACCAAGTCCTTATTCATATCCTTTAGAATGAACTCGTACTTTACTTCAAGCTCATCAAGATACTTCTCATCAATGTTAAGACCATTACGCTCTACTTGACGCAGCATATTTGACGCATCAATAAGGAAGTCATGAACCTTACGTAGTTCAGGTTCCTTATCAAAACGCTTCTCATACATTTCCCACAGCAGGTATGTGCAGTGAATATCATAGGCGTTGTACTTATAAAGGGTAGGCTTCGGAATTGCACCGAAATCCTTCTTCGGTCCTACAAGTGCAGTAACCTCATCATCATAAGCAGGAGCACCTAAATACTCTTGCGCGAGATACTTAAGCCCATGAATCCCCGTGCGCTCATCAAATACATAACTAGCCAACATAGTGTCGAAGTTAAGAGTAATTTCACCAGCGCCTGAATACAAGCCCGCAAGATCAAATTTTCCATTATGTGCAATTACTTTCGATTGGTTCGCCAAAGCTCGTAGAAGAACATAGAATTTCTCTGAGAGCGCCTCAGCTGCGAATACAATAATGGGTTTGTCAGCATACTTAAAACCAATGCAAAGCATATCAAAGCGGTCTGGATGTTCAAAGTTAATATCCTTTTCCATAGCAACTTCGATATCCAGCACGAGTGGAGAAGGTTCAGTCTTTTCTGATTCACTGATATAGCTTTTCAAAATATGTTCTGAATCATCCGCATTATCAATTACTGCATACTCTGGTGGAGTAAATACAGGTGCTGGATTTACTACCTTGCCAATGTCAGTTACTAGAAACTTAAACTGGCTTTCTTGTGCAAGGCACGCCCAAGGGCTCACAGTAGGGATGAGCAGCGTCTCAGTGGCCGTGGAGTGCTTAGCAGGTCCGACCCTATGACTAGCTACCCCTGACGTTCCTGTGGTCGCTACGAGCGCCTCATTGCCTAGGGTTACCACTACCTCAGGATTGACATTATCAATCTGGTGAAATAGCAGACCATTACAACTGGCTAGTGCCTTCTTCCGATCCCTTGCACTAAGATCAGAAAGACCAGCACAACCAACAGAGCTAACATAGGTTGTATCAGAGCGAGGAATATTGTGGAAACTGCAAACGTTATTAATAAGACGACCCGCAGGAGTCGAATAAAAGCCACCTTTGAAGGCCTCTTGTTCATTAGGTCCACCACCCACGAATAGAACTCGGCTGGGTTTTGACGGTTGGAGAAAGAAGGTCTTTTCCCGTAGTGGGCACTCATCACATTTCGCTAGAGGATGCTTGTTCACTGATAAACTCTCCCATTGTCTTGAATGGCATATCTGATTCTTGCTGTGGTGCATTTGCTAGCAGGCGACTCGCGTAAAGCTTTACATAAATTTCACGCGCTCTGTAAGCTGTCTCAATTAGAAACTCTAGTTGTTCATCCCCAGTGTTATCTCCACCAGATTCAAACTGTTCTAGTGCTCTTTTAATAGCTTGTTCACTAGTAAGCATAATACGTTGAAGTCCTTCCGTTTCTGTGTTCTTCGATAAGCCCTCGATCAATCATTGTGTCAATAACTTCACGACCTTGACGAGCAGTCAACTTAAATACACGAAGAATCTTGCTACGAGGCATACCATCAGGTGAACGCCTAATGTGCTTCTCAATATCTTGAAGCAACTTCTCATTCTGCGAACGCCCAACATTTGCAATGATTTCTGTAGAGTATGTTCTCCACGCCTCACCGTACTTAATAGCAATGAGAACATCATCTAGTGTAACTTCTACATGCTGATTTCTTTGTCGTGAAGCAGCAATAAGAATAGCAGCTTTCAGAATCGACTTCGCAAGGCGGTCTCCCACAGGAGTAAACACATCAGGCATTTCAGAGGTTACACCAAGCTGTGTTAGTGTGTACTCTAGTTTGTTATACCTAATCCACGCCTCATTTGTCAGCTTAGCATCGTATGTTCTTGCTGCCTCGAATGACATTGAACTCTCGCCAATGCTCAGAGTCTGTGGTGCCTGATAGTGCTCATACATTTCACGCATCTCATCAAGCAATAATGCGCGTTCCTTACTAACCACAAACTCAGGAGGACCAAGAGGTCGCACCTTTGTAATGTCTGACTCTGCTGTAATAAATACGAACCGTGGCAAGAATCCTGAACTTACATGCTCAAATGTCAACTGTGACACGATCTTATTCTTGATACCGCCAGCAAAAATGATAAGACGAGGATCATGAATCTCAAAGATTTCCTTCTTGAGAACACGCTTCATCATCCTACCATCGTACAGCTTAGTGAGCATCTCAGCCATGCCAGCCATGTAATCCTTTTTCAGCATTGAGTCAATCAATCCTGAAAACTCATCACGTAGGAATAGCGAAGGCTTCCGCGCACGTGTAGACAAGGCAGTCATAAGACCCTCAATAGTTCCATCTGTAGCCATGATCGCATCTGAATTAACCTCTTCCAACAAGTCAGTAGCAATATCCATTGCTGTAGACTTACGTGTAAGAGTTGTGTCAGCTAGAATCATAAACCAAAGGTTAGGAATAATTACACCAAAAGATGTGGGAAGAGCAACTGAGCCACACAACAGAGAGCTGAGAATAATAAAACCACCCGCTTGATGGTATTGCTTAGATGCGTCCGAAAGCCCAGCAGCCCAATCAATATACCTATCCACAAAAGTGGGTGGGAGTGTGTCAACATAGTCTCTTTCTTCTGTGCTAAGCAGCGTAACTAATTCATGTGGCTTATCCACCATGATCTTCTTATTTAGATCGTGATGGTCGCCTGCTCTGCAAACATCTTTCCACAGTTGACTAACAGGCCGCTTGTCACGTTCGTACTTATTACATGCGGCCTTTTGTACAATTGCAAATACTTGAACACGATCGAACCCAGCTTCAAACAACAGCATTTCAAGGTTCCACAGAGCAATAGACCAAGTGCCTTGCTTAGGTGTCTCTTCAAAATACTTAAAGATTTGTGGGTTCATTGTGCGAGCGTGTGAATCCAGAAGCTCTTGAACATTAACACCAGAAGTATCTGGCATATCAAGCTCTTCTGTTTTGAATGCTGCTAGTTCTGGATACTCTTTGAAGTCGTCCATGCGATACTTCGCCTTGCTGACTTCTAGCGTAATAACTTCTGCATTCTTGTACTTGTGGTTAGGAGTAAATGGTACACGTAGAAGCTGCGTTAAATCCCAACCACTGTTATCTGCACCCTCGTCGTGATGGAAATAAGCAATCCGCCTACTAAGTTCTTCTGCATCCTTAGGAGCAACAAAGTCATCGAATACCCAGTAAGCTTGATAGCGTCCGGGCGATGACTGAACTTGAATAGACGGAGTTACTAACATCTTATCTGGGTGGCATGAATCCAGATCAGCCCACGCATTCGGTGTAAACTGTACAAATTCCTTTTTTCTAGCTTTTTCACTGAACAGTTGCGGACAGAAGTATGCGTTGTGTGAGTCTTTTAGACTATCAATTTCCCTAATAGCATTGTCGAGTTCGTTAGGATAACGGTAGTAGCGCTCGAAAAACTTACGCGACTCTTGCTCTAGAAATGCTAAAGAAAGGTATCCCTCGGCTCTGCCAAATAGAAGTTTGAAGAATACTTCCTTCCTGTCCATTACCTTGTCCATTTAATACCTTTCAAAAAGCTAAAGCGTGGGGCACATGATCGTTGCTGTCGTTTAATGTTGTCGCCTCGACGCCAACACCCCACACATTTCTAGTTATCAGCTAGGAAGAAGTGACGCCTTCTTCCTGCGTCCCTTTGGCGCTGAGGTAGCGGTAGCATCCTCGTCAACTACGAAACCGCCAACCTCATTCTTGTACCAAGAAGAGCCATCAGGACGAGGCTCCTTCTCGTTCTTGTACTTATCCTTAACGCGCTTTACCTGAGCAACAACCTGTGCTCCGATAAGATCACCAGCGAGAGGAAGCTCACCAGTCTCTAGAGCGTCTGCGTTGCCGGTAGCCTTAAGGAACTGTGCCATGAACCAGTTACCACCAGTTACATTGAACAGCATGATATTGGGCCAAAGCTTGGAGTTCTCGAAAGGCCCATCCTGAATAGTAAGCTCTACCTTCCAGTAGCTCTTACCCTGATTGGGACCGCTCTTAACCTGAGCAATGTCAATATCAGTAACCGCACAAAGCTGTGGGCCACTAGGAATGCGACCGGGCTCGAAAGACTTAGAGGTTGAGTTCTTGTCATCCTCGGTGAAATCAAGCTTAAAGGTGTCAGACATTAGTTTTCTTTCTTCTCGTTGTTATACATTGTGTTATACAGGAGAGACATAGTTGGATTAACAATTACTTGATCCAACGTACCGCTGCGATCTTTAGCGATCACGCTCTCCGTAGCGGAAGTCAATAGTGCGCGGACTGGAACATTATCTTCTTGTTCCTCGTCCCATTGTTCTGTCATATACATGTAGAACACTTCATCAGGTAGAGCAGCAACCTCGGTCTGGAACTTTCCAGTGAAGTAAGGCCACTTACTTGACTTGCCTGTCTTTTGATCTTTCTTATCTTCAACAAGGCAGGTCATAATTGTGTTGTATGGAAGGTCACGTACAGACCGTGTGAATTGGCGCATAGCTTCCAAGCTACGACCCCAATCATCCCAGTCTGCCTTTTCTTCCATAGGGTTCTTGCCAGCTTTACGCATGTTGTAGTACATATTGATCTTCTGAACCTCTGACAGAGAATCAATAATGACTGTTTCAAACTCATGGTCGCCGTCGGCAATAGCGTTCATTACCCCTACAAGTTCCTCCCATCCAGTAACTCGAATGGTAGCAACGTTCGGATATGAGTTGCGTAAAGAGTTAGTCCCACCTTCGATATCAATAAGAAGCACAGGACGCAACTCTGGGACAGCATCAGATGAGCCAGCAAAAACAGTTTTACCTACGCCCGGCTGGCCGTACAGTAGAATGTTGAATCTTTGTGGGCGCTCCGTTACCTTGATAACTGGTAGGCCGCCCAGACTTCCGTGCGTTAATTGTTTCATTGACTTCCTTCACAATAGTTTTACAGAGGTCTGCGTTACGTTCGCACCAAGCAATAACGTCAGGATCACTTTGCCAAGCAACCTGCTGTTCTGTGGTGCCTCTAAAAAGGAGGTCCTTCATTTCCTTAATAAAGTCTCGCTTTAGTCTAGTTTTCATAGTAGTGCTTCTCTTTCCTATCGAATAGCATTCCAATCATATCCTCGTAATCAGCGCCATTCATACGCTCAATGCATGGTTGGCGGAAGTCGCAGTATAGACACCCAAACTTAGTAGGTGAAGGTACCAAAGTCTCTGCATCTGTGGTAACAATCTTCTTAGCAATGTTACGTACAGTTTCATGTAGCACAATCATCGCGCGTTCAGACTTCTTCACACGAGTTAGCTTATGGAACTTCGGCCCCTCTTCTTGAAGCCAAGCAAGGTATTCATCATACAAACCAGAATCATAAGCATCCTCGTCATCACGCATAACTACCTGCAAATAAGTAGTGTACTCGTAATCACTAGTCTTAGATGTGGAGAACAAACGACCGCGATACCTACGTGCTAGTGGCTCAGGAGGCTTAGGAAATGACTTACGCTGTTCAAAGTATTCAAAGCCGCCAATGTCAAGACCCATGCACCACAGAGCCCACAGGTAAAGATTAAGCTGTAGGTCAAGGTCTAACCACTCCATGTTTTCAGTAAAGTTCGCAATGTTCTTCCAGTCACGAACCCAGACCTTACCATTGTCATACTTTAGAACAAGGTCAATCTTACCCTCAACAACTACAGGCAGACCACCCTTACGAGTAATAGCGGCAAGAGTATCCTCTGACATTTCATCATAGACAGCTTCAAGCTTCTTAATGCACTTGTTACAAGTACAACGCATAAAGCTACCATCAGCATTTGCAATCGGCATCACAAAACTTTGCTCTGTAAACAGCGGCTCAAAGTTTCGTTCCTGAGGCTCAATTACTTCCTTGTAATACTTAAGGATTCCTAGACCTAGCTCTGTACGAGATGCGTACTCAGCAATTTGATCCTCGTCGTTAAAGAACCGACCAAAGTTTTCTACAGCCTTTGCCTTTTGTTTCTTGATTTCCTCAAGGAAGGCATTGGCAGCAAGAGCTTCACGAAGTTCTGATTCGTGCTTCCACAGTTCAGGCTTGTAAAGAACCTCCATAGCAGCGTGCATTGCTGTACCAAACTCAAGTGGCTTTGCTACACGCTTTGGATACAACTGCTGCTTATACTTCCAATCCCAAGCCCATTCACACTTTTGCCACTCACGAATTTCTGATACGTGGATTTCATGGAATAGGCGCAACTCAATAAGTTCTGATACGTCCATAACCCCTCGATTGGTTGGAAGTAGAAGGTACTTCCAAGTATAGCATGGCTGTCAAGGGGTGGGTAACGCCTTATAAAATAAGACGCTACCCACCTTAAATTAACAGACTACCTGTCCATTAGAGACAAAGACGGTACCACTATGCTCTGTGAAGGACTTAGCGTTAATAACAAGAACCTCATTCTCAAAGAAGTTAATAACTTCCCCAAAGCCTACACCGTGCAGCTTGTTATTCATCAGAGAAGAATACCACTTACCATTCTTAGCCTTAAAAACAGTTGCAGTGTAAACCCTAACCTCATTACCCTCAGAATCTACTACCTTGTTCTTCTTGATTACAGCGTCCTTTACGTATGTGTAATCAAGCATGATAATATAATTGGTTTCCCATCCCGTCTCAGTGCCCCACTTATCAATAAGGCCAGTAACCTTATCCATGTTGGCAGCAACGTATGCGAGCATCTTGACGTCCATCTTGTTTTCTCCTTGGTTATTTACAGTATTTGTAGTTGTATTAATAGTTAAATACTTGCTACTTGTCGTAGCGATACCAGTAGTAGTTTCCATACTAATGGTTGCAATGTGAGGATTATTCACAACAGGCTTAAGAAAATCAGGTTTAACACTAGCATAGGTATCCATAGCACCAATTGGTTGGTTCATACTATCCACAATAGACGACCTTAGTATTTCCTTAATCAACGTGATTGGGTTATGAGCACTAACAAGCTGCTCATCTACAATGCTGATACTAATTATATCTTCTGGTGAAAACGCTTTAAATCTAAGCTTATATCCACAAAGTTCGACAGTCCTATGAACTTGTCGTAGGTACCAGCTCTCGCCATTAATAATAGTAGGATTATTACTAAGATGCCAAAACACATCTTCAGGATTATTCGCAGGTAACACAGGCATTTACACAATCTTTTCCATATGGGTGTTCATGCATGACAAAAGGCAATGGTGTCTTTGTCATGACCGCTTCTCGATCTGTAAGTCCTGGGATCACATAGACATTACGCATTGCCTTTGGTGGCTCCTGTGGACAATGCTCTGGGCAACTATGATTACACACCACTTCTCAACTCCTTTTCAATCTTCTCAATTAGCTCATCAGCTATCGTCTCTGCTCTGGTAGAATCAAACACAGCCGAACCAGTATCAGGAATCCAACACACAGATGCTTTATTAATTGTCATATAGATTTCAGTCTTTAAGTTATCACTTAGGCCTGTAATAGTAATTACTGGCTCATACTCATACTTAATGTACTTATCTAGACCTTTAATCTCATCCATCGAAACGACTGGTTCAATACCACAATACGGTTCATGTGGGTATAGGCTGCTGTACGATCCACATGTACACCCACCAACATCCTCACATAGATAGTCTCCAACAACTACAAACTTAGTTACCTCTGGCTGCTCATCCATTTAAAACCTCCTGAATCATACGCCACTTATCTTTAAGTTTTGCTAACTTGCTCTTAGAATCTGGACGGTCATCCTCTAGAGTGTCGTAGGCCACAATGTCGATGATTGTGACGTTGGCCTTTTGACCTCCACGGTGTAGCCGATCCTCAGCTTGTTGGTTTTTAATAGTTCTCCAAGACCTGTCCAGAAAGATTGCGGTATCTGCTCTGTGTTGCAGACCGTCGATCCCTTCGGCCACAGCTTGAATAACTCCAATGAACACTCTGAATTGTCCAGCCACAAAGTTACTGACAAGTTGTGGTCTGATATCTTTAGGCGTATCTCCCGATAGTACACCACAACTGATGCCCGCATTTGTAAATTGCTGGGCTGCGAGATAAGCCAATCGCTTAGATGAGGTAAAAATGACGAATGGCTTGGTGTCATACTCAAGTAACAACTCCTTAACTAAAGCGATCTTTGGAGAGGGCATGATTAAGTCCACCACAGCCTCGTCGCTAAACTCTGGTGTAGCTAAACAAATCTGAGAAAGCCTTGTTAGCTGCGCAATTACCACAGGAGCAATAAGAGGCTCTCCAGAATCCAGCCAAGCTACCATTTGATCTTCCATTTCTTTGTAAACTCTACGTTGTACTGGGCTCAATTCCACGTACAAACGCTCGTACAGTTTTGATGGAAGGTAGCTCATTACACCTTCTGGATGATGCTCACAGCATTTTTCAGATTTCAAATGGCGAATGTAGTATGGGTTGATCCTTCTGTGGAGACCCTTAACATTCTTTGGGCCAATGAAGGTCTGATAGTAGTCATACTGTGGAGCACCATTTTCATCATAAACAATGCGTCCCTCTGCATCACGCTTAATCTTAGATTGCTGGTCAGTCTCAACATAATGCTTAACGAATGCCCAATAGCTTGACCACGTTTTTGGATCAAGCCAATTGAGAACTGACCACAATCCCCAAGGCTTATCACCAGAAGCCGTACCACTTAGTCCAAGCTTAGTATATGTTTTGATTTGCTTTAGTGCTGTGGAAGTCTTTGCTTTTGGGTTTGCAATTGCATGAACCTCATCAGCTACGACAACACTAAATACAACATGCTTACTAATAAATTCTGGAGCCAATAGACGTACAGCGGCCCAATGACAAATATAAACGTCATGAGTAGAGTTAACGATAGCATCAACAAAAAGAGATCGCTTCTTAGGATCGACGACCATGACTTCATACTCACTAAGTTGTTCAGAAATCTTCTGAACCCATGATGGAAACGTGTCGATAGGAGCGACCACCAAAATAGGAAGCGCCTTACCAGTATCTTCATATACCTGCATCCTCCATTGGTGCATTAGCGTGATAGCTTCATGCGTCTTGCCTGTGCCCATCTCATTACCAATGAGCCCAATGGATTGGTCATTTAATTTGGCAACATCTTCTTGCTGAAATTGGTACAGGCTATTAAACATCAGCTATGCTCCTGTTGCAATGTATTGCTTAACTCGTCGCCAGCATTCCTTATGAAAATGTAGAGACTCCTCAGCTGGATCATTAATCCTACTGCGTCGCACTGCTGTTGTTACCTTAATTAGCTCAATATCATAGACTTGCTTATGGCATTTGTCACACATAATAATAATCATGGCTTTAACAATTACCGCACTCTCCTGTAAGTGGTAGTTCTAGACAACATACCGGGCAAAACTTTAGTGAATAGATGGGTTCGTGTTCATGAATCTCAAATAGGTCCTCACACAGTTGGCATTTAATTCCATCTGTAGTGTAATCCAATACATCACCTACTTGAACTGCATGACCATTAGTACACCTACCCTTAAACTTAGCCGCGAATTTCGCCATGCTTATCTGGCCTCTGACTAAGTTCCAGATTCAGTGCAAGAGCATCCCGAATACGCTGCGCAGCAACAGGATCAATCATTACTGGATCAATTGTCACATGGCCTGTATGGTTTGTAGGATCAGGAATAGAACCGTCTGCACGTTGCTCCACATACCAAGGATATGACTTTTCCTCACAACCAACGTTAGTGCAGTATAGGGTATGCCTAATTGCTCCACCACCAATAGACTTCTTTGCTTGTGACTTTCCTGTCATACCACAGGCAGGACACTTACTAGCCTCATCCCACGTTGCCATTTGTAATCTTCTCTCCTGATTGATTCTCGTAAACTACCTTTAGTAGCTTGTACATTTCTAACTGGTCCCTTTGAATAGCCTCAATCTTCTTAGCGTGTTCTCTAACTAAGTTTTCTAGAGACCTAATACGTGATACATCCTTATTACCAACAGCGTTCTTAGCCTCCCAATAACTATCAATGCTGGGTGGATAATTTAGCTGCCATTCTGAGACAGCCTCACGGCCACCTCCGCGCTTAATCTGTGTAACACAGCCTAAGTCACGTAACACCTTAAAAATTGATCCGTATCGACTATTAGCGATCTTAAGATCAATCAAGCATTGTGTTGTACGTCCTAGGAATAGACCGTCATCATCAGCAATATTATTCATCCACTCGTATACTGCTTCGCACTGTCTGAACAATGCATCTTTAACCATTGCGTCCGCCAAGAGAGTTCACCTCATTCATTAACCCAATAAAATGCATCATTGATGGTGCTGTCTTACCCTTTTCTTCTAGGCGTTCCTTCATATCGTTATAGATTACAACGTACCACATGCGATCTTCACGCCACATTGTTTCTAGCTCGAACCGTACAACATCCCAGTTCCACTTATTAGCTGCTTTTTGTACAAGTGCTAGATCAATCTGTGGTTGAAGTGTGACCATATGCTCACGAACTTGCTGCATATGATTAAGCCCAGGCTGAGAAACCAACCCATTTACAGTAGCTTGCAAGAATGAGTAAACCCTATGCACTCGACAAGCGTGTTCCTCGTCTGTGGTAAAACCCATGCGAACGTTCTCGATTTCGTCTACCACAGAGTCATTAATGTAGTTTGTCATACGGCTAATGGCATCGGTTGCGCCTTCTGGTGTAAGCATTCCACCATAGGGGTTATG